AACGCCGGCAATGCGGGCGAGGTGCTGGTGTCCTCGGGCGGCGGAGCCCCCGCGTGGACGCCTCTGGCCGCCATCACCGGGCCCACTGGCCCGACTGGGCCCACAGGTGCAAACGGCAGTAACGGCGCCACCGGCCCAACAGGGCCCACGGGCGCAAACGGCAGTAACGGCGCCACGGGACCGACTGGGCCCACGGGCGCAAACGGCAGTAACGGCGCCACAGGCCCGACTGGGCCCACGGGCGCAAACGGCAGTAACGGCGCCACAGGCCCGACTGGGCCTACGGGAGCGCAGGGCGTGTCCTCCAGCCTGTTCCTGTACAAGGCGCATACTACGACAACCTCCGGCGATCCGGGGACGCAGCATGTGCTGTGGGACAACGCAACGCAGAACATTGCGACCCAGATCAACGTCAGCCACCTGACCGACGACAACGTAGACATTGATATTTTCCTCGCCCTTCTCAGCACGGGCGAGAACATCACGATCCAAGATAGAAATTCTAGTTCGCAGTCCCAGACGTTCCTGATCACTGCCGCGCCGACGAACATCAATCCGGGCGCGGCGAACAGCTACTGGACTATCCCAGTCTCCAACGTCTCCTCGGCTGGCGGTAATTTCTCCAACAACCAAGCTGTATTTGTGGCCTTGGTCTCGGGCGTCACCGGCCCCACAGGCCCCACAGGCCCCACTGGTGCTGCGTCAACTGTTGCTGGGCCGACTGGGCCCACGGGCAGTAACGGCAGTAACGGAGCGACGGGGCCCACCGGCCCGACAGGCGCCAACAGCACTGTTGCTGGGCCGACAGGGCCCACGGGCAGTAACGGCAGTAACGGGCCCACGGGGCCCACAGGAGCGCAGGGCGATGTAGGCCCAACAGGGCCCACGGGCAGTAACGGCAGTAACGGGCCCACGGGGCCCACAGGAGCGCAGGGCGATGTAGGCCCGACAGGGCCCACGGGCAGTAACGGCAGTAACGGGCCCACGGGGCCCACAGGAGCGCAGGGCGATGTAGGCCCGACTGGGCCCACGGGCAGTAACGGCAGTAACGGGCCCACGGGGCCCACAGGAGCGCAGGGTGATGTAGGCCCGACCGGCCCGACAGGCGCCGCGTCTACTGTCGCCGGGCCCACAGGGCCCACTGGCGCGACAGGCCCTAACGCGATCACAGCCAACAGCACGACCACCAGCGGCTTCACTGCCGGATCGCTGCCCTACTCAGACGGCACCCTAGTTCAGGCGACTGCCGTCGGCACAGCCAGCGGCTACCAGTTCCTCCAGTCTGCCGGTGCGGCCTCCCCGACTTGGGTCCAGATCAACTCGTTCAAGGACGCTGCCGTAGCCCCCACTAGCCCGACGCCCATCGAGGGTGACCGGTTCTTCGATAACACGACGGGTATCGACTACACCTACATTACGGATGTTGACGGCTCGCAGTGGGTTGAGACGGCACCCGGTAACCTTGCCTCCGTAGCTGGCGGCTCCTCGACGCAGGTCCAGTATAATAATGCGGGTATCCTCGGCGGCATAACCGGCGCGACGACTAACGGCACAGTGCTGACGCTGACAACGCCTGTACTCGGTGCGGCCACGGGTACGTCCTTGGCGCTGGGCGGTGCCACGCTGGGTAGTAATGCTCTGGCTGTGACGGGAACGGCTATAATTAGCGGTAACACAGGTATTGGCACAACCTCGCCGCAGACACTGCTTACTTTGAACGCCGGGTCAGGTAATGATGGTACGGGCGAGGCTACTTATCACGGTCTTATTCAACTAGCCGGTAACTATACCGGCACCAGCGACTTGACCACGGTTTCGGGCATTGAATGGAAGACAGCTTATGGCAGCAACGGGTCTGGCTTCCGTCAGACTGGCCTATATAACAGCAGCAGCGGCGTATCCACGCTAGTCTTTGCAGGTCGTCAGGCTAGTGCGTCTTGGTCCACGCTGATGACACTAACTGGCACTGGCAATCTCGGCATCGGCATGACGCCGAGTTCCTATGCAAATCAGACCACCGTAGCCATAAGCGGCACGACCTATGGCCGGTTGGATTTGGCAAGTGCCGGAACTGTTTACGGGTCTTTATATGCCGGGTCTGGCGGTATCACGCTGTCAACTGGCACAGCTTTGCCTGTTATGTTTGAAACCAGCGGCACCGAACGCGCCCGCATCGACTCCAGCGGCAATCTGCTGGTGGGGACGACATCAAATTGGGCCAGTGCTAAATCAGAATTTCGCGGCACAACTAATGTTCTGTCGGCTTATAATAATGGTACAGCAGGCGGTGCAATTGTTGTACGAGTAGATACTGATACATCAAGCCTGATAGATTTCTATCGCGGTAGTTCGACGCAAGCTGGTAAGTTCATTAGCACAGGCGGCGGTACGCCAAACATCCAGTGGCTCGCAAATAACCAAGCCTATGTAATTGCTGGTGGTAGTGGCGGTGTAACTTTGGCTTCTGCCGCTACGGCTTGGGCGGCTGTTTCCGACGAAACCCTAAAGACAGACCTTGCCCTAATTCAGTCTGGCGCGGAAAAGGTTGGGTCATTGCGGGCCGTTACTGGCCGCTACAAGACTGATGCCGAAAGCATGAGCCGGTCTTTCCTCATCGCGCAGGATGTGCAGAAGGTACTGCCAGAGGCGGTTAGCGCGGATGCAGATGGCACCCTGTCCCTGCGCTACACCGAAGTGATCCCGTTAATGGTCGCCGCCATCCAAGAACTCACCACCCGCCTCGCGGCACTGGAGGCTAAATAAATGGCTATCAACTTCCCCGCGACGCCGACGCTCAACCAGACGTACACCTACAACGGGCGTACTTGGACGTACAATGGCGTCGGCTGGCAGGCTACTGGGGCGTCTGGTCTTAGCGTTTATACCAAGACGGACTTCACTGCCACGGCGGCTCAGACGACGTTCAGCGTGACCTACACGGTGGGCTTTGTGGACGTATACTACAACGGCTCCAAGCTCTCCTCTTCGGAGTACACGGCTACCAACGGAACCTCCGTCGTTCTGGGTACTGCCTGTGCTGTTAACGATATTGTCGAGACCATCGCGTGGACCGTATCCACGACGCTCAACCCCGCACTGGGCGTTGCCACCGCCACATCCTTGGCAATCGGCGGCGCAACCATCGGCTCTAATGCTCTGGCTGTGACTGGGACGACGCAGTTGAACAGCGCCCTCACCTACGGCGGCGTCACTTTGAGCAACGCAGTGACCGGCACAGGCAATATGGTGCTTTCGGCTAGCCCGACGCTGACTGGCACCCTGACCGGCGCAGCGGCTAATTTTAGCGGGGTGGTAACTTTTGCTGGCAGCACACAGGTTGGTTCTGCCGGTGCGTTAGGTGTCGGTGCGGCTGCAACCGCATCATCCTCGTTTACAGTGAACTGCGGCATTACGAATAAAATCGAGGTAATGACAGCAGGGACATACAATTGTATTTCCCTGAATGGTGTGAATAGCGGCATCAATACTATGAGCGGCATTTTCGGCGGCTCAACTGGCGATGTAGGAGCGCTGTATATCGAAGCCCCAACTTCGATAAGTGGGCGCATCGGTTCAAGCATTATTACCACTACCAATACATCCGGCCTCGGCATCGGAAAAACGCCCTCAAGCCTACTGGATATGGAGCAGACCCAAAACACCACATCGAAAATGCACTTCACAAACGCCAGCACCGGCACGGCTGGCATTGCGGAAATGCGGCTGACAAACTCGACTAGTAACGCTCAAATGTTTTTAACGAGTACGGGGTACACTCCAGCGTTTAATTACCGCGCTGATGCTATGGTTATTGGCTCTGGCGGCGCTGGTGGGGTCACATTAACAACGCAAGCAGCCCAGCCCATCTACTTCGGCATCAACAACGTCGAAGTCGCCCGCTTCGACACCAGCGGCGCTCTGCTGGTGGGGACGACGACTACTGGCGGGTGGAATGGTATTGGTAAGGTAGTGGCACAGACAGGCACTGCTGCAAGAGAAGCCTTAGTTGTTTACAATAGTGCTATCAATGGTTCCGCTGCTAGTTTTCGTGTTGATAGCACTACTTCAAATCTTCAAACTATGTTCTATGGTGGCTCTGTTGTCGGCACCATCACCACCAATGGCACGACTACCGCCTACAACACTTCCTCAGACGCTCGCCTAAAGACCAATGTATCTGACGCCGACCCAGCAAGCGCTTTAATTGACGCCATTCAGGTCCGCCAGTTCGACTGGAAGTCCGACGCTAGCCATCAGCGTTACGGCATGGTCGCACAGGAATTGCTTGAAGTGGCCCCTGAAGCCGTGCATCAGCCTGTCAACCCCGAAGATATGATGGGCGTGGACTACAGCAAGCTGGTCCCGATGATGATTAAGACCATCCAAGAACTCACCACCCGCCTCGCAGCACTGGAGGCTAAATAATGCCCGCGAACCTCACGACAAAGTTAGGCCAGCTTGTTGATGTGCTGACGCCGGATACGACCAACACCCGCATCGGTGTGGCTAACGCTAGTCCTACGCGCACACTGGATGTGACTGGTACGGGTGCTATCAGCACTTCGCTAGCCATCGGCGGCGCAACCATTGGAACTAACGCTATTGCTGTGACTGGGACAAGTACGTTTAGTGGCAACCTTCTGGTTGGAACAACAACCCTTAGAATGGGGCTAGACGGCGCAAATATCCAAGTCGATGGGGGCGGTTCTACTTGTCGTTTAAGTGCTGCAACCACGGGAAATTACGCCGTATTAAACCTAGGGGCTGGTGCAAGTTACCTTAATACGGCGGCGTATATAGTATGTGATAACGCAGCTAATCAAATTAAGTTATACAGCCAAACCGCAACCCCGCTTTTATTTGGTATTAACGGTTCCGAAGTCGCCCGCATCGACACCAGCGGCAGGCTCGGCATCGGCATGACGCCTACCGTTCCTCTGTCTGTTCTTGGCCCGGTTTATGCAACCGGCGCAATTGCCGCTTTTAGGGGGCCGAATTCAGGGCCTTGCGGAATAGATTTTACAGTTGCCGCTGGTGTGGTTGCCTCTATCAAGTTTGATAACACAACAACACTCACGGGCAATGCAAATTCTATACAGATTAGTACTGGTGCCGGATCTATTTCTTTTGCTAACGGCGTCACCGAACTTGGCCGCTTCGACACCGGCGGCAATCTGCTGGTGGGTACGGCAAGTTCTTCTGATAGACTGGTCGTTAACGGTAACAACGGTATCCGCGTAAGTGGTATTTCAACAGGAAACCGCGCTCTTTATATTCCTTCTGGCGATATTCTTTTTGACAACCCCAGCGCACGTTCCGAAGTCCGTAACGACGGAAACAGCTCAAGCGAATTGCGCCTGTCAGGGCGCGGGTTTGTTACCGTTTATACTGGTGGCTCTGGTTTAGGCACAGGCAGCGAACGCGCCCGCATAGACTCCAGCGGCAATCTTCTTTTGGGAACCACAACTGCTCAAGCACTGTTGACCATTAAAGGTGCTACCCAGATTATCGGAACGGGTTCTAGTACTGCTGGTGGTTCGGGACCAAGTAGCGGGAAGATTACTAAACAAGCCTCTAGCTCGACATCTACAAATAGTGTCACCGTAACTGGTACTGGTTTTAGTAACGCGGCTTGGGTAAATGGCGTAATAAAAATTACGGCTGCTGGCGGAACTATTTACAGCAGCAATCAGAGCGGCATTTTCGCCGTCTACAGTTTTCAGGGGCTTGCTGGTACTGCGCCACGAAACTTTACCCTAATGGGTACTGCCATGACAGCCGGGGGCTCTATAACAATATCGTTTGCCTCTTCTACGTCAGAGACCCTTGTAGTTACTGCGAGTATGTCTGATGGGAGCGTCCCCGGTTCAATACCCTCCCAAAATATGAGTATGACCGTTGAAGTAGACTACGGCTATCCCTTCACCTTATCCTAACCGCCTCGCAGCACTGGAGAATAAATAATGGCTAACACATACACATGGCTTGTCGAATATATGTCCTGCTACCCGGAGGCTGACGGCGAGACGGATGTCGTCTTCACCGTGGGCTGGCGCTGTAACGCCACGGACGGCACCTATAGCGCCACCCAGTATGGCACCGTGAGCGTCCCTTACGTTGCGGGTGACCCCTACACCCCCTATGCCGATCTGACCGAAACTCAGGTACAGGGCTGGGTCTGGGCTAACGGCGTCGATCAGGCGACCACAGAGGCCGCGCTTGCCACCAACATTGCCAGTCAGGTAAATCCCCCTGTCGTAACCCCACCACTGCCTTGGGTTACGCCGACACCAATTCCCCCGCTATAATCAGGAGCTTCTATGAACCTCGAACTCACTATCGAACAGGTCAACATCATCATGCAGGCACTGGGTAACGCCCCCTACATCACGGTCGCCCCGGTGATTGCCGAAATCCAGAAGCAGGCCGCTCCGCAGGTTAACCCGGCCCCGGAAGCCCCCTGAACGAAAGCCCGTGGACATCGACCACCGTCCCTGCGGGTGCTAAGATCGGCACCGCAGCCCCCGAGGGCTTCCCGAACCCCGTGGGCGGCAATTTCCCGTAGACCGGCCCGCAGAACGACAAAGGACTTAGAACATGGCAAATACCTTCAAGAACGGCGTCAAGGCCAGCGTCACCACGGTGCAGACGGTCTACACCTGCCCCGGCGCCACCACGGCCACGGTCATAGGCCTAGTAGTCGCCAACGCCGCCGGCGCCGACACCACGGCCACCGTCAAGGTGATCGACAGCTCGGCCGCCGTCACGGCCAACTTGTGCTTGGTCACCCCGGTGCCCGCGGCGTCTAACCTGAACGTCCTGAACAACAACAACCGCGTCGTGCTCGAGGCGGCCGACAGCATCACCGTCACCTGCGCCGCCGCGTGCGACGTGGTCGTCTCCGTGATGGAGATTTCCTAATGACCGGCGAGCGCATAGGCAACAGCAACCAGTTCCTGCAGATCAGCGGTGTTGTCAGCGCGCCCGCCTACTCATGGGCCAGCGACAACGACACTGGCCTCTACCGCATCGGCGCCAACAACATCGGCGTGGCCGCCAGCGGCGCGAAGGTGCTGGACATTTCCAGCGCGGGCCTGACCGTCACGGGCGCCCTCTCGGCCACCACCGTGTCCTTCAGCAACGCCCTTCCGGTGGCTAGCGGCGGCACGGGCGTTACGACTTCTACCGGGACGGGTAATACTGTCCTGTCCACCAGCCCGACGCTGGTTACCCCGATCCTCGGCACCCCGACTTCCGGTATCTTGGAGAACTGCACGGGGATCTCCCTGACCGCTGGTGTCTCTGGCACACTTCCGGTTGCTAACGGCGGCACGGGCGTTACGACTTCTACTGGATCGGGCAACGTGGTCCTGTCCACTAGCCCGACGTTTACTACCCCGCTCCTCGGCACCCCCACTTCCGGTAACTTGGCGAACTGCACGGGTGTCTCCCTGACCGCTGGTGTCTCTGGCACTCTGCCAGTTGCCAACGGCGGCACGGGTTTAACCACGACACCATCCAACGGCTTCGTAGACATCGGCAACGGCACGGGCTTCACCCGTGCAGCTATTACTGCGGGTTCGGGCGTTACGGTCACTAACGGCGCTGGCACCATAACTATTGCGGCCACAGGCAGCGGCGGTACGGTTACGTCTGTCGCCACTTCTGGAAGTGTAAATGGCATTACTCTGACTGGTGGTACAATTACTTCTACCGGCACTATAACACTGGGTGGTACGCTTTCCGGTGTTAGCCTGACAAGTCAGGTTACGGGCACTCTACCCGTTGCCAACGGCGGTACTGGTGGTACGTCACAGGCTACGGCACAGTCTGCGCTTGATGTCCCCTCGCGTGGCGGTTCCGGTGCCTCGGGCACTTGGGGTATCAACATCAGCGGTAATGCTGCGACGGCCAGCAATATGGCCTATTCGGGCCTCACCGGAACTGTTCCTACTTGGAACCAGAATACAACTGGCAATGCTGCGACGGCTACCACAGCCACTACGGCTACCACAGCCACTACGGCTACCACAGCCACTACGGCCACCACCGCTACTACTGCCAACGCCCTGAACGCTAGCAATTCCTACACCGCCGTGGATTTCACAGCCACCTCGGACACCCGGCTGAAGGACGTTTACGGCTCGATTACTGATGCACTGGACAAGGTAGACGCCCTAAGTGGGTTCTATTACCGCAACAACGACAAGGCTCGTTCGCTGGGTCAGGTCAAAGAAGATCAGCAGGTTGGCTTGTCTGCTCAAGACCTACAGGATGTCTTGCCGGAAGCTGTCAGCCGGTGGTCGGTTGATCCTGAGTATCTGGTCGTCGCCTATGACCGTGTCATCCCACTGCTGGTTGAGGCAATCAAGGAACTGCGGGCCGAAGTTAAGGCGCTGAAGGGTTAAACATGCCTGTTTCAAACCCAGCACAACTTACAAGTGTCGTAGCTATATTTGGCGGTCCCGGCTCGCTCAGTTCCTATCTGGCTGGCGGTACCTACGTTCCGCCCGGAACAACAGGCGTTAATGGGGCTGTGCCAAGCAGCCTGCCGATACCGCTCTCCAAACTGGCTGGTACAGTTAACTTCACTCCGGTCACTAATACCTACACCAGTGGATCTGGCAACGAGACTGTGCCTACGGGTGCGTCTAGCCTGACCCTTACTGTAGTCGGCGCTGGCGGCACTGGTGGTAGTTCGTACACCGATTCTGGCTCTGATATTTACAACAGCGGTGGCGGCGGCGGCGGCGCGGGCTATTCAACCATAACCAGAGCGGTCGCGTCGGGTGATTGGTCTACGACGGTGGCGTATTCCGTTGGCACATCCGGCGGTGTTTCTTCGACCACGACGGGTTCGCTTGCCGCAGGGTCTGTGTCTCTGACGGGCGGCGGTGGCGGAGCTGGCGGTAGCGCCGACAGCGGCAGCGGGGGCGCGGGCGGCACTGGTGGTACGGCGTCCGGCGGCAGCACGAACACCAGCGGTTCTACGGGCGGCAACGGCTCTGCCAGCAGCAGTAGCGGTAACCCCGGCGGCGCGGGCGGTGCCTCTGGCGGGACGGGCTACGGTACTGGTGGTGATGGTGCGAGCGCCCCCGGCACTGCTGGTGCTGTCGGCGGCGGCGTCGTTATCTTCGCTTGGACGTAGGAGGCGGTATGGCTTGGGCAGACGTACTTAAAGCGGTAATTCCGATCATCGTAGCGAGCCTAGCTTGGCTGCTGGGTCAGGTGTCGTCGGCCAATGAGCGGCTGGTTAAGGTTGAAGCGGCTATGCCCGCCCTTATCACCAAGGAAGGCGTCCCCACGGACAGCCCCCTTTCGGCTGAACGTCGGGCTAACCTGAAAGAAGAATTAAAGCGCGAAATCAACGACTTACACGTTCGCGTTATGCTGCTGGAGCAGTTGAAGAAGTAAGAGGGGACAGCCTTTGAAGATCGCCGTTTACGCCATCAGCAAGAACGAAGAGCAATTCGTCGAGCGGTTCTGCAATTCAGCCAAAGAGGCCGACTATGTCGTCATTGCAGACACTGGCAGCACGGATGGGACAGTGGATACTGCACGGAGCTGTGGTGCTGCTGTTCATAGTATTTGCATCAGCCCTTGGCGCTTTGATACTGCTCGCAATGCTGCCTTGGCGCTTATACCGGGCGATGCTGATGTTTGTATCTCACTGGACCTCGACGAGGTTCTAGAGCCCGGCTGGCGCGAGGAGATCGAGCGCGTCTGGAAGGACGACACGACCCGCCTGCGCTACTTCTTCGACTGGGGCTGCGGTATCAAGTTCAAATACGAGAAGATCCACCACCGCAAGGGCTACCTGTGGCATCACCCGTGCCATGAATACCCGGTGCCCGACGGCCGCACGAGAGAGGTCTGGGCCGACACGGATATGCTGCTGGTCAGCCACCACCCCGACCCGACCAAAAGCCGCGGGCAGTACCTCGACCTGCTGGAGCTGTCGGTCAAGGAAGACCCGGCCTGCCCCCGCAACGCCTTCTACTACGCTCGCGAGCTGTCCTTCCACCGGCGCTGGCACGACGCCATAGCCGCATGCGAGCGGTATCTGAAGCTGCCCGCGGCCACTTGGCACAACGAGAGGTGCTACGCCTACCGGGTCATGGGCAAGTGCTACGAGGAGCTGGGCAGGCCATGGGACGCCGAGGCGGCCTACCACAGGGCCTGCGCCGAGGCGCCCAACACCCGCGAGCCGTGGTGCGCCATGGCCCTCCTGACGTACCGCCAAGGCCGCTGGGCGGAGAGCTACGCCGCCGCCATGCGCGCCTTGGCCATCACCGATCGCGCTCTGGTCTACACCTGCGACCCCGAGGTCTGGGGCTCCCAGCCGCACGATCTGGCCAGCATCGCCGCGTGGCATCTGGGCCTGCGTGACGTCGCCACCGAGCAGGCGCGGCTGGCCGTCGCGCACAACCCAGCCGACGTCCGGCTGCAGAAGAACCTTGAGATCATCTCGCAACCCATTGAAACCGCAGCCTAAAAGGAGAAACGCAGATGTTTGAACTATTGGGAGGCGGCATCTTCGGAAGCCTGCTGGGCGGCGTGTTTCGCCTCGTGCCGGAGGTTCTGAAGTCTTTCGACAAGAAGAACGAGCGCACCCACGAACTGTCGATGTTCGACAAGCAGTGCGACCTCGAGAAGAACCGCGGCGCGCAGAAGCTGTCCGAGATCAGCGCCGCGCGGGAGTCCACCCTCGACACCGGCGCCATGGGCGCCCTGCAGGCGGCCATCGTCCAGCAGACCGAGATGGTGAAGGCCGCCGGCGGCTGGGCCGCCGCCCTGTCCGCCTCCGTGCGGCCGGTTATGACGTATTACATGCTGCTCCTGTACGGACTGGTAAAAATCTGCTTGGCGTGGGACGCCATGCGCATGGGCGCCCCCTTCGTGGATGTCATGCCGAAGCTGTGGTCCGTTGACGACATGGCCCTGCTGGCGGGCGTCGTAAACTACTGGATCCTCGACCGCACGCTGGCCAAGCGCGGTATCTAGTGGACCTCACCCTGACGATCGAGCTGGTGAAGCGGTTCGAGGGGTTTCGGGCCAAGCCCTACCTGTGCCCGGCGGGTATCGCCACCATAGGCTATGGATCGACGTCCTACGCTGACGGCCGGCTCGTGACGCTGGCCGACGCGCCCATCAGCAAGGAAGACGCCCACGCGCTGATGGAGACCGAGCTGCGGCACCGCTATCTGCCTGCGGTCCTGCGGTTTTGCCCGGCGATCCGGGGGGACGTCAAAACGGTCAACGCGCTGACGGACTTCTGTTATAACCTCGGAACTGGTAGACTTCAGACCAGCACCTTGCGCCGTAAAGTAAACTCCCGTGACTGGACCGGGGCGCGAGAGCAGTTGAGGAGATGGGTCCGTGGTGGCGGCCGTGTCCTACCGGGTCTAGTCGCGAGGCGAGAGGCTGAAGCAGCTCTCCTGCCCCTTGGGAGTGAGTGATGATCGAAGTCCTAATCAGCCGCGTCTTCCACAGCCGTAATCTGGCGCACTGGAACCACTGGCGCACCAAGTCCTACGCCCAGCACAAGGCGCTGGGCCACTTTTACGACGACGTGATCGAGGCGCTGGACAACATCGTCGAAGCCTATCAGGGCGCCTTTGAGCTGGTCGGCACGATCCCGGCGCCGGAGAAGAGCGACAACGACATCCTCAAGCACCTTGAGGCCGAGGCGGCTTGGATCGAGGAGCACCACGACGAGATCTGCAAGGGCAACCGCGCCGTGGCTAACCTGATCGACGCCTTGGGCGATGTGTATCTCACCACCATCTACAAGCTGCGGAACCTGAAGTAGCCATGGATTATCAGGTTCTGTTCAACTTGGCCGTGTGCGCCGCCGCCTTTTTTGGCGGCTGGATCCTCAACAATATCTATCGTGCCGTCGAGCGGCTGGATAAAGACATCCGCAGCCTCCCGCACGATTATGTCTCGCGGAACGATTACCGCGACGACATGAAAGAGATCAAGCACATGCTGGCCCGCATCTTCGACAAGCTCGAGGGAAAGGCAGATAAATGACTTCCGCCACCACGACGACCTTCACGACGCTGCAGCAGGACATGCGGCGCTATCTTGAGCGCGGCGCCACGCTGGCCTCGGACGCCGTGGTCTACGAGCAAATCCCGCGCCTCATCAATCTGGCCGAGCGCCGCATCGCCCGCGAGCTGAAGGTTCAGGGCTTTATCAACGTGGTCACGGGCACCATGAGCGTCGGCCTGTCGGTCTACGATAAGCCGGATCGCTGGCGCGACACGATCAGCATCAACATCGGGACGGGCGCTAACAACGACACGCGCCAGTTCCTTTTCACGCGAGGCTATGAGTATCTGCGCAGCTACTGGCCCGACAGCACCCAGACCGGAACGCCGCAATTTTACGGCGACTACGACTACAGTCACTGGCTTGTCGCCCCCACGCCGGATGCGGAGTATCCCTTCGAGGTTCTGTATTATGAGCTGCCGCCGCTTCTGAGCGACGAGGTTCAGACCAACTGGATCACGGAGTACGCCCCGGAGCTGCTCCTGTATGCGTCGCTTCTGGAGGCCACGCCGTTCCTCAAGAACGACGAGCGCATACAGGTCTGGCAGGCCATGTACGATCGCGCCGCGGCCATGCTGAACGGCGAAGATCTCAAGAAAATCTTGGACCGCTCGACGGTTCGCAAGGAGGCTTAAATGTCCGTCTACACGCAGGTCTTCGGCGGCACGACGATCTACCCGTCGAACGTGTCCTATCTGTCGCTGGCCCTTACTGCGGACACGACCCTGTCGTGGCCGCTGGAGGCCAACACCGGGCCGGACGTCGCCGCTCGCATCATCGACGTGACGCCGACGGGCGCCTACTCCATCTTCATGCCGCCGGGAGACCAGACTGGCGTAGGCCAGACCACGCTCTTCAACAACATCGGCCCCGACACCATAACGATCAAGAGCAGCACGGGTTCCACCCTGATCTCGATCCAGCAGGGTCAGCAGTGGCAGATCTACCTGACCAATAACACCACGGCCGCCGGCTCGTGGCGCACGTTCCGCTACGGCGCGGCGACCGCGCAGGCGCAGGCCTCGGCCCTCGCCGGTTACGGCCTCGTGGCGCAGGGCAGCGTGCTGTCGCAGGCGTATCCGACGGTCACGTTCAACGCCAACTACACGGCGGGCGCGGCTGACCGCGCGGCCCTGTACGTCTGGGAGGGCGGCGTCGGCACGCTCACCCTTCCGGCGGCGGCAACCGTTGGCAACGGCTTCTTCCTCTCGGCGCGCAACAGCGGCTCCGGCAACCTGACCATCGATCCGGCTGGCTCCGAGCAGATCAACGGCGGCTCGACACTGGTTCTGCGCCCCGGCGATAGCGCCGTGGTCAACAGCGACGGCATCGGCTGGTACACCGTGGGCTTCGGTCAGGACGCCGTGTTTGCCTTTGACTACACGTCGATTGACCTGACCAGCGAGACGAGCCCCTACGTCTTGAGCGGTGCCGAGCTGAACCGCATCGCCTACAAGTTCATCGGCACGCTGGTTGCCGATATGGTCATCGAGGTGCCCGGCACCACGCAGCAATACTGGGTCGATAACGCGACCAGCGGCTCCTTCTCGCTGGGCCTCGCGACGGCCGCGCAAGCAACACCCGCCAACGTCGTTCAGGGCGCGCGCGGCATCTACTACTGCGACGGCACCGAAGTGGTGAACGCGGCCACGGCTGGCATCGCCACGCCGATCGGCATCGCCGACGGCGGCACCGGGGCGACGTCTGCCGGCGGCGCGCTCATCAATCTGGGCGGCACGGCGACGGGCATCGCGGTCTTTGAGGCGGCCAGCCCCGCCGTGGCGCGCACGGCGATCGGCGCGGTCAGCGCCGACGACGCCTACAGCTTTGCGGTGGCGATCAGCTAATGGCTGACAACATCGTCCGCATAGCATCTCAGCCGGGCATCAAGCGCGACGGCACCAAGTTCGAGGGCGATAACTACGTCGACGGGCGCTGGGTGCGGTTTCAGCGCGGCCTGCCGCGCAAGATGGGCGGCTATCGGGCGATCAACAAGTACCTGCAGGGTTTGGTTCGCTCGCTGTATATCTACACGCAGAACCAGCTCACCTACGTTCACGCTGGATCGGCCAATCTGGTCGAGCGGTTCTACATAGACGGCTCGAATAACACGTCCGTGATTGTTGACCGCACGCCGACAACCCTGACGACGGACGCCAGAAACCTCTGGCAGTTCGACACCAACTACGACGGGACGGCGCTGCAGATCATCGCGCAAGTGGCGCCGAACCTAAACTGCATCTGCAACGACGAGGGCGGCCAGCTCTTTATCGGTGACCTTCTCGGCACCGGAGTGCTCACGGAATTGACGACTGGTGGCGGAGAGCTGCCGGCTGGGGTCAGTCTTACCGGCGGCGTTGTGACGCTGCATCCGTACACCTTTATCTTCGGCAACGATGGCTACGTCGCGTGGTCCGTGGCGGGCGATCCGGGCGACTACACGGGCGCAGGATCAGGTTCCGCAAACATCACCAGCCAGAAGATCGTGCGCGGCATCGCCCTGCGCGGCGGTCCCGGCAACGCGCCCTCGGGTCTGTTCTGGTCCGCCGACAGCCTGATCCGCGTGTCGTTTGTGGGCAGCACCGAGATATTTCAGTTCGACACGATCTCGACGCAAAGCTCGATCCTGTCGGCGCAGTCGGTCATCGAGTACGACGGCATCTTCTACTGGGTCGGCACGGATCGCTTCCTGATGTTTAACGGCGTCGTGCGCGAAGTCGAGAATAACCTCAACATCAATTTCTTCTTCGACAATCTCAACAACCAGTACCGCCAGAAGGTCTTCGCGACCAAGGTGCCGCGCTTTGGCGAGATCTGGTTTTGCTTCCCGTTTGGCACGTCCACCGAGCCCAACTGGGCGGTGGTCTACAATGTGCGCGAGAACACATGGTACGACACGCCGCTGCCCGAGGGCGGCCGCAGCGCCGGGTCTTTCGCGACCGTCTTCCGCAAGCCCCTCATGGCGGGTGTTGAGCCCCAGAACTACATCGCCCAGAGCGTGACCGTAGACGACGGCGGCACGGGGTACACGGCTGGTGACGTCCTGACGCTCTCCGGCGGCCAGTTCGCCATCCCCGTCGAGTTGACGGTTACGGGCGAGACCGGCGGCGTCATCGACACGGTGGATATTACCAATGCGGGCAACTACACGGTCCTCCCGGTTGATCCGACGCCCGCCACCGGGGGCACCGGGTCCGATGCCGAGTTCAGCGTCACCTTCACCCAGCCCTACAATTTCTGGATCCATGAAGTCGGCACCGACGCCATCAACGGCCAGAGCCAGCAGCCCATCCTGTCGTACTTTGAGACGGCTGACATTTCGATGCCGGTCCAGCAGCAGATTAACAAGGCGCTTCAGGTGCTTATCGTTGAGCCCGACTTCGTGCAGTCGGGCGACATGACCATGCAGATCAGGGGCCGCGCCAACGCCAGAGCGCCGGAGGTCAACGGCGAGAGCAAGACCATCGTTCAGACGCCCCAGACGCCGCAGGAACAAATCATATACTTCAAGGAACAACGCCGGGAATTGCGCTTCTACTTTGAGAGCAACACGATCGGCGGCGACTACCAGATGGGCCTTGTGCTGGCGCACCTGCAGCCCGCCGACGGCACGGTGATCGGATGATCGACCCTCGCGGCATGTCTTTGCGGGACTGGGCGGATAGTGTAATACTTTCCGTCGGCGATGCTTGGTCTTTCGGGCGTATCGAGGACGAGAGTCGCTGGCAAGACTGGGCGGTAGGTTTTGTACGCGCGACACCCTTTTCGCAGCGCAACCTTCCAAATCCTTATCAGTTCGACGATTGGCGCGAGTGGGCGATGCGGGCGTATCCAATGCTTGAAGGAACCGGCTGATGGCCTACGATTACTCGCAGGCGGGGTACTCACAGGACGTCCTCGACTACATCAACAGTCTGGACGCGCGGCGCAATGAGCTGATCGGCAAGTACGCCGGGCAGAACGTCGGCCTCGACAACCCCGACTTCCTGACGCCGCAGCAGGTTCAGCAGGAAGCCTCTGACGAAATCAAAACGCAGTACGCGCCGGAGGAAGTCGTCCGCGCCTACATGGCGAAGAACCCCGACATCGCGCAGAGCAATCTAAACGCCGGCGTGGACGTCCGCAGCTACGGCGACAGTCGCGACCCGAGCGTCTACGATATGGTGCGCCTTCCGTTCGGGCAGGACTACACCTTCACGAACAAGGCCACCGGGGAAACGCGCACCTTCTCCACCCCGCAGGAACTTGGTGCCTTTGCGCAGAACATCAACTTGGCGACCGGCGGCGGCAACAACTCCGCCAACTGGGAGGTCACCGATCCGTCCGGCCAAGTGTACGCCTATGACAGCCCGTATACGCCGTCGTTCCTGAAGCAGACCGGGCAGTTTATAGCGGACCAGCTTCCCACCGTCATCGGATCTATGGCTCTTCCCGGCGCGGGCGGTTTTATAACCGCAGGCTTGGGTTCGATGGCGGGGGCGGGCATAAAAGGCGCCGACTTCTGGGATGCACTTAAAGCTGGCGCCATAACAACGGGAACAGCCGCGCTCACATCCTTTGGCGCTAATAAACTTTTTCCGATGGGGACGGGCTCTCCCTTCCTTGATAGGGCTCTGAGCATAGGCAACACTGACACGTTGGGTTTTGACAGTTTTGCCGACGGTATTTCTAAAGGGTTTAACGCTACGAGCGGTGTCGGCGCCTACGGCCCGTCTACTGGCGGCGTGTCCAATGTCGGCGGCATCGAGCAGGCTCTCGTGCGGCCCGGTGCCTTTTATCCCGGCGTGGGCGCGTTGGCGGGTGTCATCCCCGCGCAGCTTACCTCGGGCATCACCAACAGTCCCTCTTACGCGGACCAGCCCGGCGTCGAAGAAGTAACGCAGACAGCGGACAGATTGAAAGTCGACGACTACGGCGCGCCTTTTGCGCTACCAGTCCCCTCTTTCGCGGTTAATCCCAGCGGCGCTACCAACAGTCCCTCTTACGCGGACCAGCCCGGCGTTGAGGAAGTAAACGTGTCCGCCAAGCGGGCACCCGTCACCGACGAGTATGGCGCTCCTTTTCTTCTACCTACCGGGCTGCCTACTCCGTCCGCCGGAGAGCAGTGGCTGACGTCGCAGGCGGCCAAGAACGCCGCCGAGCCGATAGTTGGTGAGCCCGCCAAAGAGCCCTCCGACCTCGACAAGTACCTCCGCTACGCCAGCCTCGGCCTGACCGGCGCCAGTCTGCTGGGCGGCCTGTTTGGCGGAAGCGGCGGCCAGACCGGAGCCGGTGGCACGATCCCGGCAGGCTTCGGCGGCGCGGGCAAGCTGCCGCCGGGCTTTGGCAGCGGCTCGGCGTCGCTGCCCACGGGCGACGACATTCCGGCCTACGGCGGCGGCACGTTCCGCAAGGCTCGTGACATGGGCAACGAAGACTACAACCGCTACGGCTTCGGCCCCGAGAAGAGCTTCTTCGAGACAGTGCCAGCACCGGCGAAGACCACCGCGCCCACGCTGCCGCAGGTTCCGGACGACGGCCTGATAGCGCCCGGCGCTGGCTCAATTAATACGCAGGCGTTTGTGGATTGGGTAAACGACAAGACAGGCGAGAAGCGCAGCGTCAGCAGCGGCGGCTACACAGCCGCGCCCGGCAGCGGTTGGCGTCAGGCCGCCAAGGGCGGCTCAATGGCCGTGAAGCGCCCCTCCAAGTCCTTCGCCGTGCGGGGAGCCGGTGACGGCCGCAGCGACGACATCCCGGCGGTGTTGAGCGACGGCGAGTACGTCATCGACGCCGAGACCGTCGCCTTGCTGGGCAACGGCTCGAACAAGGCGGGCGCCGCCCAGCTCGACCGCTTCCGTGCTAATATCCGCAAGCACAAGGGCAAGGAGCTGGCCAAGGGCCGCTTCAGTGTAAACGCTAAGAAACCACAGGCCTATCTGGCCGGAGGACGTACCTAATGGCATTTGTCGATTTTCTCACCGAGGGCGCGCCGATCCCGGCCGGCACGGGCATCGTCTCCAAGACCACGGCGACGGCGCTGCCGGACTGGTACACGAACTACGCCAAGGATCTCCTCGCCGGGCAGCGCGCCATCTCGACGACGCCCTACCAGACGTATCAGGGCCCGCGCATCGCCGACTTTACCGCCACGCAGCAGCAGGGCATGCAGCAGACGATCGGCGCCGCCGGTCTCGCCGCTCCGGCCATCCAGCAGGCCACGGGCGTGGCGCAGCAGCAGATCGGCCAGTCGGGCCTGTCGGCCGCGCAGCCCTACCTGCAGCAGGCCGGGCAGGCCGCCTACGGCAACGTCGGGCAGTACATGAACCCCTACAACGAGGCGGTCACGAACCGCATCGGCGAGCTGGGCGCTCGCACCCTGCGCGAGCAGCTCCTGCCGGAGATCAGCGACCGCTTCGTGCGGTCTGGCCAGTTTGGCGGATCGCGCCAGAGCGAGATGATCGGGCGCGGTCTGCGTGACATCTACGAGAGCACGCTCGCCAAGCAGGCCGAGGCGCTGCAGAGCGGCTACGGCGGCGCCCTGACGGCGTCGCAGGAAGACCTGCGTCGGCAGTCGCAGCTCGCCCAGACCGCTGGCAACCTCGGCACTGCGGGCGTCACCTCGGGCCTCGACGTCGCCAAGACCATCGCCGAGCTGGGCACGACGGCGCAGACGGCGGGTCTGGCGGGCGCCAAGGCCGTCACGGATGTGGGCGCGGCGCAGCAGGGCCTCAACCAGCAGAACCTCACGCTGCGCTATCAGGACTGGCTGAAGCAGCAGGGCTACCCGCAGGAGCAGATCGACGCCGCCCTCAAGACCATGGGCGCCGTGGGCGACGCCAAGGCAGTGCCGGAGGCCAAGACGGAAGTCGGCATCGAGCCCCTGAACTACCCGCAGCAGTACTCGCCAAGCGGCTTGGCTACTGGGCTGGGTGCCGCTGCGACAACGGCCGGTATCCTCAAAGACCTCAAAGACGCCGGTCTAATTTAAGTAAGGAAACGGGAATATGGCCTACGATCCGCTTGAAGACGACGACGAGGCGCAAGTGGCGATGCCAGCCGGGCGCTACTCTAGGCCCAGCGCATCGCCTCTGGCGGTTGCCGCGATGCCTACCGCTCCGATGCGCCCGGATGCGTTTGCCGCTGCGCTTCCCGCGAGCTATCGCAATCTGTACAGCGCGATGAACGCCAATCTTGAGAACTTCAACAAGGAGCGGGCGCTCATAGAGGCACCGCAGCGCGAAAAGCTCGAAGCCTACACCAAAGCCTTGCGGGAGCGGCGCACGGGCCCCACGGCCTCCGAGAGACTGTATGCTCTCGGCGCCGCTTTTCTTCAGCCGACTCCATATAAGGGCGTTGCGGGCACGCTCGCTAACGTGTCTCCGGTGTTGGCCGAGCAACAGAAAGCACGCCGCGAGGCGGAAGAGGCTCAGAAAGAACTGGCGCTGAAGTACGATCTCGATCTGGCGAAGATGACGTCAGAGGAAAAGATGAAGATGCTTGAGGGTGAGACTGACCTGAGAAGCAAGATCCTCGCGCTCGCTGAAGCGCAAAGACTTGCCGAGACTAAAGCACAAGACGTAACGCCCCCAGCAGTTATCTTAATAGCTAAACAATTATATCCAAATGATGTGCGTAAACAGAACGCTTATATCCTAGCTAATTCTCCTGCTGCCGTTAAAGGTATATCCGCAACTGCGGATGACAGCACCGAGCAAAAAATGCCGTGGGAGCGATAATATGGCAGACACCCTTAATACCGTTGGCGCGTCTCCTGCGTTGGTCGAGCCGAGCAATCCTGCGGCCGCAAAGGCGCAGGTGGAAACACCTAAGAACTCTAAATACGCTCCCGGCGCTAGGGTGCGGGGATACGAATTCAAGGGAGGTGATTATCGCGATAAGACTAACTGGACGCCGTTGACCGGAGACGCTTTTTTGTCGTCTCTCGACGCCAACACGGCGACCTTGGTTAAAGGCATCGCGACTGGAGCGTTTCCGGCGCCGGATTTGTCAAACCCTAAAAACCAAGAACTAGTGTCTATGGCCAGACGCTATAACCCCGAGTTTACCACGGCTACGAAGAAACCCACACCCGCGCAACTCTCAATCGATAAAGCGTTTGGCAAAGATTACACAGAGTGGACTGCAGGCGGAGGGTCTGCTGGTATAAAACGCCAGTTGGAAACGCTAAGAGATGCGACAAAGACACTGGGCAGCTCTAATCGCATAACAGGCCCCCTTGTCGGAAGACTTCCGAAGGCTGTGCAGCAAATTGCGGCGCCTGCCGCCGTGGATGTAAAAGCGGATGTTGAACAGACTATTCAGCAAAGTCTAAAAAACATATTGGGCGGCGCTTTTACTCAGGCAGAAGCGGCTGGTTTGATAGAGAGAGCGTATGATCCGACCCAACCTGAAGCCTCCAACATAAGGCGCATCAACAGAGCCATAAAGGAGCTTGAGGAGAGAGCTGCTGTCAAAGAAAACGCAGCTAGTTACTACGAGTTACACGGAACTCTTGTCGGCTGGAAAAACCCTAATCCTCGCGTTAAAATTACGCCCCCGGGTCAAGGAGCGCCGCCCCCTGCGGGCCCAAGAGCCGCAGACACCCCGCCCCCTGCGGGCCCAAGAGCCGCAGACACCCCGCCCCCTGCAGGTGTTCTTCCTGAAGAATGGGCAAACATCCCAATGAAAGAAAGAGTTGAGATATGGGGACGGAAGTAGCCAACGGGTTGACCCCCGAGCAACAGCGTTCGCTATCGCTGGCGCGCGCTCGGGCAAAACTTGCGCAATCAACATCTGAAAAGCCTGCGGCTCCTGCGGCTCCCAAGCCCGTTAGTCGAGGCGGGGATAACGCTGTCTCGGCGGCTTTCGGTAAGGATCGCGCGGATATGCTGCGCGCTCGGCAACAAAGTTTTCTGGCCAGTGCTCCGGGTCGTTTTTTTTCGGGCGTGGCCGCTCCTGTTCAGGGCGGTGTCCAGCTTCTGGCGCATGGCGCGTCTCAACTAGAAAGTATGCTCCCCTCGTGGGCGCAAACGGGTTTGGGAGAGAAAGCGGCCGCTAGAACGGACGAGGTGCTTGCAAACCAAGCGGCCGAGATGAACGAGGCTAAACGCGCAACCGGTTTCACTGGGCCGGACATAGCGGGTTTAGCAGGCAACATAGCTTCTCCGATAAATTACGTTCTGCCCGCTTTTAAGTTTGCAAAACCCGCGCTTGGTGTGGCGGCGCCTTTGTGGAAAAGGGCTACGTCCGGCGCTATCATAGGTGGTGGTCTTGGGTCGCTGCAACCGGTAACGGACACAGACACACCGTACGCCGAGCAAAAAGCCTTTCAGACTGGTCTCGGTGTGCTGGGCGGCGCGGCAGCTCCTGCGGTTGGCGCGGCGTTGGGCAAAGTGTTCTCGCCTACTGTGTCCGCAGAAGTGCGGTCTCTTCTTGATCGTGGTATCCGGCTAACGCCGGGGCAGATTTTGGGAGGCTCGTGGCGGTCTTTAGAAGATAAGCTGGCCTCGACCCCATTAGCAGGCAGTTTCATTAGCGGAGCGCAAGCTCGCTCGGTTGACGATTTTAATCGCGTACTTTCGAACGAGGTTCTCAAGCCAATAGGGTCGGCGCTTCCGAAGATAGTAAAAACGGGAAGAGACGCAGTTGCTTACGCCGGAAAGCAAATAAGCGACGTCTACAACACCGTGTTGCCTAAAATGACAGGGGAGCTAGACGCGCCTCTGATGATGAAGTTTAAAGATGTTATTGATAGAGCAAAAGCACTGGGTGCCAGTGACGATGCCCTCAATCGCCTTGAGCGCATCATAGAGGGGCAGTTTACAAAGCGAAGCTCTACGTCTTCCGGGTATTTCGACGGAAGTACCCTCAAACTAATACAGAGCGACCTTAGTGACTTGGGTAGAAAGTTTTCGTCTAGCGACAACGCAGACGATCAGCTCGTGGGTGACGCCGTTCATGAGATGACCGATGCGTTTAACGACATGCTGCTCCAGAAAAACCCGAAGTATGCTGATGTTCTTTCAGCGGCGAACGCTGCTTGGGCCAAGTTCTCGCGCCTTCGCGCGGCGGCTAGTCGTGTAGGCGCTAAAGGTGGAAACGTCACACCAGCGCAGTTTGCTGGCGCCGTGCGGGCGGGGGACGCCTCCGCCCAGAAGGGTGCTTACGCTAGGGGCACTGCCTTGATGCAGGATCTATCAGACGCCGCGCTTGACGTTCTACCGTCAAAATACCCTGACAGCGGAACGGCCGGGCGTCTGAGTTTACTTGGTCTTCTGGGTGCAACGGCCGCTGTTCCCGCTCTTACCGGTCCCGCTGCAATTATTGCTGGCGGTTTGTCGGGTCTCTACACGCGGCCGGGTCAAGCTGTTGCTCGCAAGCTCCTGACGCATAAACCGCTTACTGGGTTGAGCGATTTTTCAGTGCGCCTCGGCGATGCCGCTAGTGCTCCCAGCGCGTCTTCTCTGGCGTCAACAATAGGCCGCCCTTACGATCCCGACTTGTCGCCAACCGATCCGCTTCAGGGCGATCCAATGATGACCGTGGACAGGTACTAATGGCCCGCACGGACGAAGGCAAATGGAAGCGGATCGTCGCCAGCGTCAAGGCTGGCGACAAGGGCGGCAAGCCGGGCCAGTGGTCCGCGCGCAAGGCCCAGCTCGCCTCGCAGCGGTATCAGAAGTCGGGCGGCGGCTATAAGGGCCCGAAGACCGAGGCGCAGAAGTCCCTCTCGCGCTGGAGCAAGGAGGACTGGGGCACCAAGTCCGGCAAGCCCTCGACGCAGGGGCCCGAGGCCACCGGCGAGCGGTACTTGCCCAAGGCCAAGATCCAGTCCATGTCGGCCAAGGCGTACGCCGCCACGACCCGCGCCAAGCGCAAGGGCACGGCCGAGGGCAAGCAGTTCGTGCCGCAGCCGAAGCCGCGCTTTGCCGTGAAGGGCAGGGGCTGACGATGGCCAGCCCAACGCCCCGCGAGATCGCCATGGAGGCGCGCAAGCGCGAGTTCGACGCCAAGCGCCGTGCCGCCAATCGCCAGAAGGGAGCAAACCTGCTTGGTATGGCGAGCAACCCCGGCGCGCTCCTGCGCGGCGCGGCGGACATCCCCGGCAGCGTGTACCGCTACCTGCGCGATAACGAGCCCGTCGAGATCGGCGAGGACGTGAGCCGCATTGCCTCGGACATGGCGGGCGATTTCCGCAAAGACCCCGTCAAGTTCGCCGTGGACATGGTCAACCCCGTGACGTCCGTGCAGGACTTCGCTGACATACGCGCGCAGGCGCGTGACCTTCGCGCGGCCGGAGACTTGGACACGGCGTCGATGTTGGAGCAGGTCGCCGCGATGTCGCCCCTCGCGGTGGTGCCCGTCGTCGGCAAGGTCTTGGGCAAGGGCGCGAAGGCCGCCGCGAAGAAGGCCGCGAAAAAGGCGGAAGAGAAATCCGCAAAGAAAATTACCAAGGCCGCTGCGGAGAAAGCTGCGTCGCTTACGGTAGACAAGGCGCCGAAAGTCACCAAAGCCTCCTCCCCGCTTGCTGTGTTTCCGACGGCTGGTCTTGAAGGCGCCGACAGTCCTTTGATGATAAGCACGCGGCGCCCCACCGCTCCGAATTTTGCCGTTTTCGGAAATCCCGACGAAAAACTGCTTATACAAAGCGGCGAAGCCTTACGGGCCAACCCCAAGGCTTTCGAAAAGAACATGGCGCAGCTTGCCGAAGACCCGTACATGACGCACGTCAGGTCTACCGACCCAGAAAAAATATACGACTACGGTGTGCGCCAAGGAGCCGAGAACCTTAAATTTATTGCCAATGAACTTATGGCTCCCGCGAAAGTTGAGGCTTCGCAGGGCTGGTACCCAACGGCGCAAGCGGTGTCTAAGCGCGCCGCCGAAGCAGTCGGTCTTCCGCCCGAGGCCGGGTATGGTGTTGTCGCGGTGACGTCACCACAAACGCCTTGGGACATAAACATGGCCAAGGCGGAGCGGTTGCTCCAAATGCACAAAGAAGGATTTCAGACTTCTCCCGAAGAAGCCGTTCGTTGGATGCGTTCGCGTTTAGAGGCCAACCCCAAAGCGCCGGGCGCGGTTCCCGCCATGGGAGAAGACTGGATACGGCGTATTGCGGAAACGCCCATGCATCAACTGCCACCCGGGAGCTTTGACAGGTACGGCAAAGTTGTCGTGGCCGATGCTCTTCGCAACGATCCCACTATTCGGCGTTTGTTGTTGACAGGCGAGTACGGAGAACCCGCCGGAAACATAACATGGGGGTCCGGCAGTGAAATAAACAAAGCTCTGGACATTATGAACGATCCGTCCATGGCGAACATCTCTCGGCAGATGGAAGGCGGTGGCAAAGTTCCGTCGTTCTACAACAACATCGCCGCGCCTTATTCAATCGCACCTATTAGCACTATCGACACACACAGCGCAGGCGCTGTGTCTTTGTCCCCTAGCGGCGGAAAAGATCCTATTGTTTACCGCGCTATGGGTCTTGGACCGCCTTCGGCGGGCTTTCCTTTGGGCGCTGCGAGCCCAGCTACAACAGGCGCAAAAGGTTTGTACGGACCTTTCTCAGACGTTCATACGTTAGGGGGAAAAGAGCTAGGTATGCGCCCCAACGCGACGCAGTCGGTGACGTGGGAAGGCGTTCGCGATCTGTGGGGCCAAAGCGCAAAGACAAAAGCGTTGAAGGAAGACATCGCAAACATATGGCGCGGATCGTCATCTCCCGACGCCGCGCGCTTTGCTGTAGCCGAGCGCCTTGGCAAACCAATCAGACGTGTGTACGCCGTCAAGAAGAAAAAGTAACGCAGCGAAGATCGGGTGGAAGTTGCTCTTCCGCTTCTTCGTCCCAATCTTCAGGCACCTCGCCGTTGTACAGAACGTACAAATAATTTTCACGGGTGCGCTCAAGCCCCAAACGCACAAGAGCGTCTTCGTAACTTTTGTACGGATCCATCACGCTTCTCCTTTTTTGCGCTTCATCGCCTCGATCAGTATCTCCTGCACGCTCTTCTTCGACTGCAGGCGCTCCAGCACCATGCTGTCGACGGTCTGGCGCGCCATGATGTAATGCACGAAGACTGGGCGATCGTATCCCGCCTGCTTCTGGCGCATGGGGCCGATCCGCTCGATGATCTGCATGTGCTCCTCAAGGTTCCAGTTCAGGCTGAAGAACACGAGGATGTTGCCGCCGTCAGCTAAATTGAGCCCATGGCCGGCGCTG